CCTGCTGGTAATCGCAGTTGTTCTCCTTGTTGTCTTATTTTAATGTCAATTAGCAATTTATAATATTCATTACGATAGGTTTCATTCTTTTGTATTATTTGATCATCATCTATGATATTTGATATATACCTACATATCCTATCATCTAATTTTGGTCTATATTCACTCATAAATGAAAATAAATGTTCTACGATGTTTAATGACAATTTGGTTTGTTCGAAATATGTTATATTATTATAATAGGAAAGATATTCTATTTTGAATGCTGATTTTATAGAAGGATTAAGAAGTTGCGAGTATATATTACGAATATATTGCTTAATTATATTCGCAAAATTAGCGATATTGGCACTGGGAAAGAAGCCACTAAAATATATTTTTTGATCAGCTGGTTCTATTTCGTTTTCTTCAAAATATTCCTGGATTGCATTGATTATCTCCTCTTTTTCAACTAATGTATAAGAGCTTACAATATTCCTAATTAATGTCCCTTTTTCAACCTCATTTGATAGAGTAGTAAGAAATGCTTCAAGACTTGTAAAGAGACTATTATTTATGGTATTTCTGGCTTGCTGGGTAATTTGTCGATGCGAATACTGTATATGCTGATATTCCTTTGCCAATTTTTCTTGCTCCTCATTCTCTAACATCCTATCCATTATTTTCCTTTTTTCTCCGGAATTCAAACTTTTAATCGAAGAAGAAGAAACGCTAAACGTATTCTTTTTACGAACATTAATAGGTAAATCAATAGTTCCTATATTATGATTTAAAAAATAGTCATCCATATTTTCCATAAACTCCAAGCGTTTTTTAACATTATTAATAACTTTGTTTATATAATTATATAATATCTTCTTCATTTCATCATCAGGTATATCATTTAAAATCGGCGGTGTCGGCAATCTATATTGCAAAGTTGTATATAATAATTCCATATATGTAGTACTATCCATACGAATGCTGTGTCCTGTTCGTGGATTTACTAAATGATTATTTGCCCACTTTTTGCATTGCTCTGTTGTAAAAGGTTCTTCTGAATATGTAAAATATCCATCATAGGGATATAATCGAAGCGTATTGTTTGCTTGATATTCTTTAATCTTTTCTACTATTTGAGGCCTTAATGCAGAATTATAGAAACATCTCCTTTTTATTTTATTTAAAATATCCTTCGGATTTTTTTGGTTTTCATCATCTAATATTTCTCTTCGATATTTGTGAATTCTGTTGAATCGTAATTGTATTTCTTTTTCAAATGGGGAGAAACTAGGGTCTCTTATCCATAATAAACATTCGTCATCTTTCACATCAAATGATTTTTTATATGATGCCATTGCAACAATTCTAATATATATATATATAAATAAAACCATATTGTAGTTGAATAAACTATTATGCTCTGTAATATGCCTGACACAATATGTTCTATATTTTTTTGAATATTAAAAAAGTTGATTGATATTTTAAATAATGAAGCAGAGATATAACCTTGATTTGCCGAAGTTAAACGAAGTTAAACGAAGTTAAACGAAGTTAAACGAAGTTAAAAGAAGTTAAACGAAGTTAAACGAAGTTAAACGAAGTTAAACAAAGTTAAACGAAGTTAAATCGAAGTTAAACAAAGTTAAACAAAGTTAAATCGAAGTTAAACAAAGTTAAACAAAGTTAAATCGAGTATATATATCGAGAACAAAGTGAACTACAAGCGAACCTACAATGAGCGATACTTCCCGTTCTTCCCACGCAATCGCAACCGAATGCACAGGCGTGTTTTGGCAGCGAATACGTGAAACGCAACCCTATCATAATGCGCCCAACTATATGTCGTGTAGTGGCGACTATCACCTCTTTCTCCGTAGTGGAGACAAGGTCTATATGGAAGTTAGGAATGCAGGCGATATTGTGATTTCGTTTGCTGAACTACAAAAAAACAAGTTCTGGAAATACTACTATGACTTGTCGCTTCTTCTCGCAAACGACAAGCATAGACTGATAAAGAACGAAGCATTCAACAAGGTCTATAACCAGATATATGGATATACGGCAGGTAGAGTATATACAGGAGATAGGGTGTGGTCGTTTGAAACTGCCTATATTGACCAAAGCGACTTGAAAAACATCCAGATAATCCCTAACGGGAATGTATGCTATTGCAAGGTTAATCCATTTGACTTGGAGAAGATGGAATATTCCACACAGCAAGAACTGGAACGCTTTGAACTTTGCTATATGAATGGCCTTGATAGGGTGAAGTGGTTTTCACATAGGTCGGTGATATACAAAAATATCGCGATAGAGTATCAATCAAGTAAAGAAGAAAGCAACGTCCTGATATTAGAAAAGTAAGCAGTGTAAGTAGAGTAAGCGTAGTATATATGTGTGTGATATATATATTCTTTATTTTTTACATTTTTTTACATTTACTATATCTTTTATATATAGAAGATATAGTAAATGTTAGGAAGACCAAGTTCCAGTCCTATTAGTCCTATTAGTCCATTCAGTCCATATAGTCCATTCAGTCCATATAGTCCTATATTAATAGATCCCAAATCCATTTCCAGTACAAGCAATTCCAAAAGTTCAGATAGTTTTGGAACTAAAAATAGGAAAGAAAAGGCTAAATTATTTGCTGTAAGTATAGGTAAAATATTAGGTAATGATACTACAAGTATAATTTTTAATCATTTAGAAACAAACGAGTATCAATTTCTAAATGAATTACTGGAAATATATCCATTTGAACATAAAATATATACCAAATATGCTGAATATTTAGCATTAAATCCAGGAATACATTCATTAATACCAAATTTAATAAAAAAAATTACCGAGGACAATCCTAAAAAATTAGAAAATTTTTACAGCAATTTAGCAAAAAATACAAACAAAAAGGTTATTGATTATTTAGAAAAAATATATGACGATAATTCCGATTCAGAAAACCTTGATTGGGATGCTTTATGTAGTAACCCTAAAGCAATTAAAATATTAGAAAAAGAATATGAGAAGGACCCAAACAAACTTAAAAATTGGTTTTATTTATGTAAGAACCCAAAAGCAATTGAAATAGTAAAAAAAGAATGTAGGAAGAATCCAAACAAATTTGGTTTTCTTTACTGGCGTTTTATATGTGAGAACCCAAAAGCAATTGAAATAGTAAAAGAAGAATATGATAGGGATCATGATTCCGATAAAATAAACTGGAAAGCTTTATGTAATAACCCTAATGCAATTGAAATATTAGAAAAAGAATATGATAGGGATCCAAACAATCTTGATTGGGAAGCTTTATGTAATAACCCTAAAGCAATTAATATAATATTAAGGGAATATGAGAAAGTTCCAAACAAACTTGTATGGAATGCTTTATGCAATAACCCTAACGCTAAAGCAATTAATATAATAATAAAGGAATATAATAAAGATCATCGTACAAAAAAAATAAACTGGAAAGCTTTATGTAAAAACCCTAAAGCAATTAAAATATTAGAAAAAGAATATAAGAAGAATCCTAATTCAACAAAAATAAACTGGAAAGCTTTATGTAATAACCCTAATGCAATTAAAATATTAGAAGAAGAATATGATAGGGATCCAAACAATCTTGATTGGGAAGCTTTATGTAAAAACCCAGGAGCAATTGGAATATTAGAAAAAGAATACATAAATTATCCTAATTCAACAAATATAAAATGGAAGATTTTGTCAGGTAATACAAACCCTGATGCAATTAAATTTTTAAAAGAGAGAATAGAATTTGAAAATAGATTATCAGCAGAAGAACTTGGAAAATTACAATCTCATGAAAAAATAGATTGGAAGATTTTGTCAGGTAATCCATATGCGATTAATATTATTATTCGTAAATTAGAATTAGAAAGAATGAAAAAAAAATTACCCAATCGAGGCACATATTCTCGTCTCCATTCAACCTCCAAACGGATTTATATTAGCAATATAAAATGGGAAATTTTATTACAGAATCCTGCTATATTTACAACATTATAATTTTATTTTTATATTAACATAAATATATTATAATATATTTAAAAATATTTAAAAATTGATTTAAAATATCTAAATTTATAAGCAGAGATATACCCTGATTTTCCACAGTTTAATCGAGTATATATAGCGATCAACAAGCGAACACGATGAGCAACACCGTAGCAAATGTCGAATGCACTGGCGTGTTTTGTCAGGAAATATATGTTGCGTATTCCTATCGTTATAATGATCCTGAATATATGAGGCATCGTATTGGGATTGTGGGTGACTATCACCTATTCGCCAAACACGGAGACAAGGTCTATATAGAAGTTAAGAAAGTTGGTGAAATTGTGATGTCATTTACCGAACTTCAAAAAAACAAATATTGGAAATATTACTATGACCTGTCGCTTATGCTCGCAATTGATAAAGAGATAAAGAATGAGCCATTTAACAAGTTCTATGACGAGGCATATGAATATACGGGAAATAGAGTGTGGTCTTTGGATACGGCATATATTGATTTAGATATTGACGAAAACGCCAAGAAAATCTACAAGATAATTCCAAGCGGGAATGTATGCTATTACAAAATCAATCCTGCAGACGTGGAGAAGATGGAATACTCTTCGCAACAAGGAATAGATATGTTCAAACGGATTTATATGTGCCGAAATGATGTTAGGTCGGGATATTTTATAAGTAGGTCGGTTATTTACAGAAATATCGCAATAGAATACCAAGTGTCCAAGATGGAAAAGGAGCTTGGTGAACTTTCGGCGTTCTTTGAGGATAAAAAGATTGTCATTAATTGGTGCAAGAAGATTAATGACAAATATATTATGAATGACGATATAATGATGATTATAATTAACAAATTATAATTAACAATTATCTATAATTAAACTTGTAAAAATATAATAGAATATATATGATATGTAAATGTATAATATATTTTTTATATTTTCACAATATGTTCTATTCTTTTTACACCTTTGGACATTTAAAATGGCTATTTTGTCTTTCTTTATATAAGAAATAAATTATTTATATTGTTAGTAATATGTTAGTAATATGTTATACGACGACTTTATAAGATCAAAAATAGTTAGTCATAATGACAAAATAGATACATATTCAGATGGTATAAAATATTTAATTGAGAGTAACGCAGATATTGTATCCTATACTACACAAAAAAATTTAGTATTATTTAATGTTGATGTATTAGAGGTTGATAAAAATGGTGATTATATTTACGAATATTCATTAGAAAGACAAGCAGATATAATTGATAATATTCATATTGTTTCATCTAATAATAGTGTTAAAATGACATTTAATATAGGTGGAGAAGAGTATGACAATATTAATACATTTCTAAGTGTAGTATCACCATATCATGAATTCAAAATAAAACTTCTTATTACTGAACCAAAGGTTGAAGATAAAATAAGTATATGGTATAGAAACTATTTATTAAATAGCGATTTAAGAAAACAAATAACAACAAAAGGAAATATAATAAAAACAGATACAAATATATACATTGATGGTATGTGTAAAAGAATTAATAATTTTCACTACTTAGTATAGATATATATGGGTTATACTTTAATAAAATAAAAATATAAGTATAGTATAATAATTTTTAAAAATAGATTAAAAATCGGCGTTTTAAATGTCCAAAGGTGTATAAAAAATGGACTAAAGTAGATAAATAATTGACAAGTGATTTTATAAAAGATACTTTATGCTGCATCAAACACAAATACACATTCATTCTGATAATATCCTCCTCCAATCGGACGAGTATTTTCGAAAAATGTATTATTTGGACCACATATTCGTACAACTGACCATCTATCAGTGGGTATACCAGTGTTCCACCAATGGTTGTTCGTTGCGAGGACCATATTACAAATTTCTCCAAATGTGGTAGTTTCTAAAACATCATATTGAAACGGACAACCAGAATGAGGGTTTGCCATGCAAAATCGCAAATATACTTTGACCATTATTGTTGTATAATGATATATTAAATAATCAATTTTTATTAAAGTTGGCGTTTTACACCCTTGAAGATTTAAAATGAGACAAAACCTTATTTATTTTTATTATTGAGAATAAAAAGCATATGCACAATCTTGCAACTCTTAATGGTAAATATTGTATGAATGACGATATTTTAACGATGATATACAATAATGTTAGTATTGGGGGTAAATATGAGTATATTACGAGTAAAGAAGAAAGCAACGCTCTAATATTGGCTGTTTACACCCTTGAAGATTTAAAACGGCACAAAGTTCTGTAAAAAAATATTTCATACAGGTTTATTACTTTGTGTCTTCAAGGCTTTCTAATAATTATTAGAAAGGTAAATTATGGTTGGATACATCGTGTAATGTATCTGATTGATTGCTTCTACGTAGATAGAATGGTCTTTTTAATCTATTTATATGATTATAAGCTATTTTATAAATGTTTTTAGAACCATTAACATCTCTGTTCCAAGTACGACTTATACATCTTTAGAAATCATGTGAAGTTTATTATTACTTGAATAGTTTATTAATAATATTCCAAATAATATTAGAATAAACCCGACGAACTCTTCAATAGTTATTGTTTCATTCAAGTACAGATAACCAAATATCAAAGTTAATACCGGATATAAAGATGTTAATATGGCTACTAGCGCTATAGATTTATCATGATTAACAATATATAAATAAACATACTTTGAAATAAATAGTAATATAGTTATAAAAAATATACCTATTATTACATTACTATCATTTAATAATACCTTGGTATCTTTTATTATATAATCATAATCATTGTAGGACATTAAAAGCAACGCTGCTATAAATTGGATTGCTGAACCCAATATGATAAATGATAAGATGTTTATTTTTCTCAATAAATATTTTTCAAATATCGGCGAAATACCCCATATGACATTAACAAATAAATAATATAATAATAGCATTATTACTACATATAAAGAAAGAATATAATATATTATTTGTAATGAATAATCATAACAAACTCATCGCAAACCAATACAATGTTATTTCAAAGGTATTTGATAGTTCTCGCGTAAGAATATGGAATAATGTTAAAATCTTTTTATTAGATAATGAAACTTATCATAATAAAAATAATACTTTGCTAGATTGCGGGTGTGGCAATGGTAAAAACATGATATACGCCCAATCTCTAGGATATCATAGCGAGGGGGTTTGATATTTCTAAAAATTCATGATATTTAAGCATTATTAACTTTTTCAATTCAATCATAGTGATCTGTTCATTATTGCTTAATATTTTAATAGCATATACGAGTTGTTCTTTTGTTATTTTATATGATATGTTAGTTCTATTATGTCTTTTTAATTCTTTATCCTTCTTATATCTTTCAATCCATCTTGCTAATGATTGTTTTTTACAACCAAAAATATTACAAACATAATCTAAACTAAAACTATTAGATAAGTAATATTTAACTGCTGATAATTTATAATCTTCTGTTTTATGCTTCATTATAATTATATAATAAAAATAAATAAGGTTTTGTCTCATTTTAAATCTTCAAGGGTGTAAACGCTGTTTAAGCGTAGGTAAGTATATATATGTAATGTATATTTTTTATTATTTATATTTGATATAAACTTAATACATATTATATAAATATATAAATGGTGATGTTATAATGATGATTTATAATAATCTTGTTAGTGAGGAAGGAAAAAGCAAACACGTGTACAAATAGGTTAGAGCTTTTCGCAGAGATAATTGCTACGTAATATTTTGTGGGATAAAGATAAATATGTTATAATTTATTTTGTATTATTTAAAAATTGATTTTGATTATTTAAATAATGAAGCAGAGATATACAGATTTGTTGCTCCTTTGCAGTCATAAATCGAGTATATATAAAGCCAACTACGAAAGTTGCAAAGTAAACGATACACACATTCCAAGACCAAAGAACAAAACAATGAACAGTTCTATCAATGCAAGCAGTAAGAATGCATATCACACCTTTACAAATGCAGAATTTACAGGCGTATTTGACAGGATAGTTAATAATGATCTTACTTATCTATGCTATTATCACCTTTTCATTAAATTTGGCGACAAGGTCTATATAGAAGTTAAGGACGTAGGTGAGATTGTGATTTCATTTGCAGAACTTCAGCAGAATATGTATTTGAAATATTATTATGACCTTTCGCTAATGCTTACAAACGACAAGCATTCTGTTTGTCAAGACCTTCAATATAGTAGCGAATACAACGATTATCAGTTGTATAACGAAGCGAGGTTCTGGTCGATTGATACAG